CAGGTAATGAACCCACAGCGTCGTGAGAAGTTCCGTAACTGGCTATTTAATGACCTATTCCCCTGCGGCTCAGAATACTGCAAGATACGGATGGTAGGAACAGTCCTGCACATGGACTCTGCCCTAGAACGGCTACTTAAAGATAGCTTATGGGATTCAGAACGTTTTGCAGCGCACAATGAAGACTTTACCGAGATACTATGGCCTGAGAAGCTAGGTAAAGCCAAACTAGAAGAAATAAGACAATCCTATATTAACCAAGGAAACCCTGATGGATATAGCCAGGAATATCTCAATAAGCCTATCGACGCTGAAAATGCCTATTTTCATCGGGATGATTTTATTCATAGCGATACTCCTGATTACCTTGAGTATTATGCGGCAATTGACTTTGCTATTACAAAGAAGACTAAGTCCGACTATACCGTTATTGCGGTGGCGGGAATCGACCAAGAAGGATTAGTCCACGTAGTTGATATTCGTAGGGGCAGGTGGGATGGCTTTGAGATTATAGAGAATATGTTTTGGATACAGGAAAAGTATGAGCCTAACCTGTTCATAGCAGAGAAAGGGCAGATTAAACATACCCTAGATGCGTTCTTAAATGCCGAGATGGTTAAACGGGGAATGTACATTAACCTACACGCAGTCACCCCAAAGGTGGACAAAGAACAACGTGCCAAACCATTACAGGCTCGAATGAGGGCTGGTGGGGTACGGTTTAATAAGGATAAGAACTGGTACGCTGGTCTAATAGACGAAATGCTAGTCTTTCCAAGAGGTCAGCACGATGACCAAGTTGACGCACTAGCCTATATTGGTCTAGCTCTAGATAAAGTTACTATGGCACCGACTAAAGAAGAAATAGACGATGAAGAGTACGAAAAAGAATACGGTGGCGGTTTATTTGAAGGTCAGTCAGTCTATACAGGCTATTGACTATGCTACAATCCTGTGGTATTTTCCTTTAAAGAATTCACAAGGTAAACAATGAAAATAGAAGAACTCCTACGTTCCCCCAATATCGCTGAAGATATGGACTCAGAGGAGTTATCCTCATTAGGCTTTAGATTGATGGATGAAATCAATCTTGACTTAACTTCCCGTTTAGATTGGGAAGAGCGTAATGAGAAAGCCAGCAAGTTGGCTCTTCAAGTAGTTGAGCGTAAAACGTTCCCTTGGCCTGGTGCTTCAAACGTCAAGTTCCCACTAGTCACTATTGCCGCTATGCAATACCATAGTCGTGCCTACCCTGCATTAATCTCTAATAACGAAGTGGTCAAATGTAAGGTGTACGGTAAAGATGACGATGGCGAAATGCACAAACGTGCAGACCGCATCTCCCGTCACATGACTTACCAAGTAATGGAAGAAGATGAAGGTTGGGAAGAGAACACTGACAAGACTTTGCTGGTTCAAGCTATTGCTGGTACCGCAATCAAGAAGTCTTACTTTGACCCAGTAAAAGGTCATAATGTCTCTGAGCTTGTTCTTCCTAATGATTTCATTGTCAATTACTATACCAAGTCAATTGCAGAATCCCCAAGAGTCTCACATCGAATTCTTTTGTCTTCCAACGACCTGCACGAGCGTCAGGTACGTGGAGTATTTTTAAAAGTAGAAGACGAAGTACAACCTAGTCTTCCTAACGTCTCTATGCTTACCCAAGCTAAAGAAGACGCACAAGGTGTTCGTCAGCAATCAGGTGACCCTGATACCCCTTACGAATTTTTTGAAACTCACTTTTGGCATGACTTTGATGAAGATGGATACAAAGAGCCGTACATTGCCTACATCCGTAGAGACACTGGCAAAATCTACCGTATCGTTGCCCGTTACTTTGAAGACTCAATTGAGTACCACAACGGTGAAATTATCCGAATTAAGCCTGAACAGTACTTCACAAAGTATGGCTTTGTTCCTAGCCCAGACGGTGGCTTCTACGATTTAGGCTTTGGCGTATTGCTTGGGCCTACCAACGATTCAGTAAACACCATTGTTAATCAGTTGATTGATGCTGGTACGATGAGCGTTACTGGTGGTGGATTCTTAGGACGTGGCGTTAAGATTAAAGGTGGCGACTACACATTCAAACCACATGAGTGGAAGCGTGTAGATAGTACTGGCGATGACCTCCGTGCCAACATCTTCCCATTGCCTATCCGTGAACCTAACGGTGTGTCATTCCAACTCTTGCAACTCCTCATCAATTATGGAGAGCGTATTGCTGGTGCAACCGATATGATGACAGGCGTAAGCCCTGGTCAAAATACTCCTGCTGAGACAAGCCGTAACGTAGTAGAGCAGGGTATGAAAGTATTTAATGGTATCTACAAGCGTACTTGGAGAGCCATGAAAGAAGAATTCCAAAAGCTATACCGTCTAAACCAACTCTATCTGCCAAGTGAGCCAGTAGAGTTTGAGTACAACAACGAACTACAATTCGTGTTGCCTGACGACTATTCTATGGATATGAAGTTAGTTAAACCTGCTGCCGACCCTAATGTTGTTTCAGATAGTCAACGTCAGATGCAAGCACAAGCCGTATTACAGTTAGCACAATCCTCTGGTGGCTTCAATATGTATGAAGTCCAAAAGCGTTACTTAGATGCACTTAAAGTAAACGCTATTGACCAGATTCTCCCTGACCCTAAAGGCCCTAACGCTATCAAGCCAGGCCCATCGGAAAAAATGCAAATCGAGAAGATGAAGAACGATGAGCGTCAGATGAATCACCAACTCAAATTTAAACTTGGTATTGCCAAGCTCATGCAAGAAGCAGAGCTACAGCAAGCTAAAATCACTGAACTTCAGGCTAAAGCAGTATTGGAACTTGAACAAGCAGATGGCGTTCAATCTGGTCATGCTATAGCTATGTTAGAAGCCCAAATCGGTGCTAAGAGAGCACACGTAGATGGGATTATTAAGTCAATAGAGATGATGCAAAACTTAGATAAGGAATCAAGCAATGACGGAGCACGAGTTCAAGGAATGGAAGAGCTACCACGTAACTGAGGAATTCTTTAATTTTTTAAAGAAGGCTAAAGTTGAAACCCAAGAGGCGTGGGCTAATCGACAGTTTGTAACTGACGGGGAAAATCAGTTTGCATTGGGTGGGGTATATTCCATCAATCAAATTCTTGATTTGACTTATGAAGATATTACGGGGGTCTAATGAATACATCAGGATGGAAGCCAACAGGACATCGTGTCTTGGTAAAGGTCACGAAAGTTGAAGAAGTATCTCAAGGCGGCATTATTATTCCCAAAGACGTTACTAAGCGAGAACAGCTTGGTCAAGACGGTGGAATCGTCGTCGAAGTTGGGAATACTGCTTATTCCGACCAAGAATCCCCTTGGTGTAAAGTCGGTGACTACGTCAAGTTTGGACGTTACGCTGGTCAACTTATCACCCCAGACGAATCAGAAGACGGAATCGAATACCGAGTCTTAAACGATTTAGATATATGCCTTACCAAACTAGGAGATAGCAAATGAGTGAAGAATTAGCCCAAGTAGCACCTGAGTCATTAGATGGTTCAGCATCCCAAGAAGTAGAAGCAGGTGTGCAGTCTGACGCTACACCTGATATTGATGAAGAGACGTTAGCCGAGGCAAAACGCCAAGGCTGGGTACCCCAAGAAGACTATAACGGCCCAGAAGACAAATGGGTTGACGCAGAAACCTTTGTAAAGAAGGGTAAAGAGATTAATGCTCTGTTGCGTAAAGACAACGACTTTCTAAAGCGTGAAGTGGCTGAAATGAAGTCCACAATGAACGAATTTAAAAAGTTCCATGCTGAGACTGAAAAACGGGCTTATGACCGTGCAATGGCAGACTTGCGTGACCAAAAGAAAGAAGCTATTTCTACTGGTGACGGAGACAAGGTTCTGCAGATTGATGACGCTATTGATGACCTTAAAGCTCGTAAACCTGACCCTGTAGCTGCTCGTGCATCTAATCAACCTGACCCATCATTCGTTCAGTGGAATGAAGAAAATGCTTGGTTTGGAAAAGACACAGAATTGACTAATGAAGCTAACCTAATCGGTGAAGTTATCAAGCGTCAAAACCCAACATTGATTGGTTCTGAGTTCCTAGACGAGGTTACTAAGCGTGTTAAGAAGATGTATCCTGAAAAGTTTACTAATACTAACCGTGCAAGACCATCTCCTGTAGAGGGAACAACTGCTCCTAAGTCTAATCAAAAGGGCGGTAAGGGTTATAACGACTTGCCTCCTGAAGCTAAAGCAGCTTGTCAGAAGTTTGAAAAGCAAGGTTTAATTACAAGAGAAGCCTATTTAAAAGAATATTTTGGTGAATAACCATTGTATTTATAGTAAAATCCCTTAAAATAAGTTAGGAGTATTACAATGCCAAGAGTAAGCAAAAAAGAAAGCAGTCCTGAAACATTAGTTCGTTCGGTATCTGAACGAGAAACCGAGACAGTTCGGTCACAGGCTCAACGCCCTAGACGTAACTCAATTGGTGTTCCAAGACTGACTTTGGCTGTAAAGTTTGAAATTCCTGGTCATCACCTTTGTTGGATGAATGACGATGGGAACGTAGAATCAGCACTAGATAGCGGATATGAGTTTGTTACAAGAGGTGAGACAGAGTTAGAGAATGGCGTAACGCCTTCAAACGTCGACATGAGTGACAAAATCAAACAAAAGGTAGGAACTACACAGCAAGGCGATATACTTTACGCATACTTGATGAAGATTAAAAATGAATGGCATGAGGAAGATATGGCCAGCATTGAAGCTCAAAATAAGATGGTAGAAGACGCAATTGCTAGTGGAAATATTAATGGAGCCGTTGGTCAAGATGGGCGTTATAACGCTGGCATCTCGATTAAGCGGAACTAAACTTAATTTAATTGGAGCTTTATCATAATGGCGAATTTAAACGCACCATTCGGCTTTTCAGCCGTGATTTATGGTACAAGTGGCGTTAACAACCAGCAACAACGTGTTTACTACATTCCATCGACAGATACCTCTGCGTATTACATCGGTGAC